TTAAGATAAGCGATACATTACAAGAAGTTGCTGGTAAAGTATTCGTACATTCAGAAGCTAAAGTAATAGACTTAGAAGTTACAGACAGAGAAAGTTCAATCTCATCTACTGCACAAGCTATTATAGATTTTGATGCTAAAGGAATGCAAATGCCACAACGAACAGGAGCAGCTAGTAGTTACAGTAAAAAGTATAGTCTTGGTAATTTATTATTATTAGACGATACTAAAGATGCAGACGCTAGTAATACTCACGGAAAATCTAAGCCATCATTAAAGCTAGGTAGTCCTGAGTATAAGAAAGTAAAAGAAGCCTTAGCTGGAGGTAAATTTACAATAGCACAAGTAAAGACTAAATACACAGTATCAGCAGAAATAGAAAAATCATTAGTATAAACAATTAAAATAAATAAATTATGAGCTTACAATTAAACGGAACAATTAAATTAATCGGAGAGAAACAAGTATTTGACTCTGGATTCCAGAAAGTAGAATTTGTATTAACAACTAACGATGAGAAATACCCTCAAGATGTTAAGTTTGAAATAGTACAAGACAAAGTAGATGACTTCTTAAAATACAATAAGGTAGGGTCTGTAGTAGACGTAGACTTTAACGTAAGAGGTAATGAGTATAAAGAGAAATACTATGTTAGCTTAACAGCTTGGAAAGTATTTAAATCTCAAGCATCTGCACCAGCAACTGACATAGGTGTACCTTCAGAGGAAATTGGAGGAGATGACTTACCATTTTAAATTTATTGGGAGGTGTAAAAGCCTCCCTTTTTATTAACTAACGGAAATGGTTAAGGTTAGTTTTGGTTTAATAATAAAATAATTTAATAGATATGAAAAAAAGTAAAAAAATACTTCTTAAATGGGCAGCGACTTATGGAGAAGACGAAAGCGATGTCAAAGCATCAATGTATAATGAGGATATGATGATAGAATTTGCTAAATATTACCATAAGCAAAAATTAACTTTAACGTGTTGTGTATGGCACGTTGCCATAACTAACTTAAACAGAAAAATAAAGATATGAACGCAGAAACAGAAAGACAAAGGATTGAAAAGCAATGTGCTATACACGGTGTTAGCATTTCGTTGTATGATAAATTAGAAGAAATTGTTGCCAAATATTGGTATGATACCGAATATCAACACATAGATAAACAAGACCATAAGAAAGCAACCGAAAGCCGTGAACGATTTAGAAAATGGCTTGAAGATAATATTGATGATTTCTTAAAACAATGAATGCTAACGGAAACGAATATGATTTGTTTGTCTTACCGCACAAACAAATTGCAAATAAATTATATGCGGTGTTATCTAATTTTAATGAATTATAAAAATGAAAGAACTACCTAAAAAGGTTTTTCAATTTGAAGAAAGACCAAAAATAAAAGATATGATTAAAGTACTCAAACAAGCTGAAAGTTTAGGTTACACAAGTGTAAAGCCATTCATAATTGATGGTGATTATAACCACGTAAAAATGGATTGTGAACAATTGCTTAGAATTTGTTTATTTTAGATAACACTAAGATAAATTGCGTTTTAATGCAATTTATCGACTGTTGACCAACGTTTTAATGTTGGTAATTTAACTAATAAAACTAAAACAAATGAGCGAAGAACAAAAAGAAGAACAACACGAGCATATTATGTCTATGCAGTTAATACAGGAAGAATGTGCTATTAACATTAATGAAAAGATAGAGCATCCTCCTGTAGCAATTAGCTATAAGACTAAAGAAGTAGTAACAAGAGATGGAGAAGTAAAAGAGTTTCCTATACCAATAGGTACTTATGGTAACTTTAGCTTTATACAAGCACCTCCTAAGTCTATGAAGACATTCTTTGTTAGTTTGTTAGGTTCTGCTTACTGTAATCCAAATGGAACTCACACATCAGGTTTAAGTTCTTTTAGAGAGGACAGAGAGTATATCCATTTCGATACAGAGCAGGGAGACTGGCATTCACAGCGTGTATTTAAACGTATTCAGTGGATGAATAAAACATCTAACTTAGACTTCTATCATACATTTGCATTAAGAAAAATAGGATTTAGAGATAGAATAAACTTTATAGAATACTATTTACAATCATTAACAGATGCAGGTAAAAAGATAGGTGTAGTCGTTATTGATGGTGTAGCAGATTTAGTTTCTGACGCAAACAATCTTGAGGAGTCAAATCTGGTAGTACAGAAGATTATGGCTTGGACAACTATTTACGATTGCCATATAATAACAGTAATACACAGTAACTTTGGCTCAGACAAGCCTACAGGACACTTAGGAAGCTTCTTAGAGAAGAAAGCAGAAACTCAAATACAATTAGAGAGAGACCCTAATAAACTAGGTGCTATAACAGTATCTTGTAAGAGAAGTAGAAATACACCATTTGAGCAGTTTGATTTTAGATTAGATGAGAATGGTTTACCTAAAGTAGATAACCCAGATGATGTTTATAGTTTCTAATAACTATAGTTGTAAAATAAATAATAATTAATTATATTTAGATATGAAAGATTTTAGACCACGATTAAAAGGAAACATCTTAAAAGCTTACAATTACTTAGTAGGTAAAGAAGATAAAATATTAGTAATAGGAGATTTACACGAACCATTTTGTTTAGATGGTTACCTAGAGCATTGTAAAGAGGTTTACGCAAAGCATAACTGTAATAAAGTAGTGTTTATTGGAGATGTTATTGACAATCATTACAGCTCTTATCACGAGCCAGACCCAGACGGATTAGGTGGAGGAGATGAACTAGACCAAGCTATTAAGAAGTTAGCTAAATGGTACGAAGCATTTCCAGTAGCAGATGTATGTATTGGTAATCACGATAGAATTATATCTCGTAAAGCATTTAGTTCTGGAGTACCTAAAAGATGGATTAAGTCATTTGGAGAAGTATTAGAAACTCCTAATTGGACTTTTGATACTAGATTTGTATATGACGGTGTTCAATATATTCACGGAGAATCTGGTAAAGCTACTAAGAAAGCTAAAGATGATATGATGAGTACAGTACAAGGTCATAGACATACAGAAATGTTTACAGAGTTTGTTGTAGGTGCTAATTATAAAGTATTTGGTTGTGCAGTAGGATGTGGTATAGATAGTAAATCTTATGCTATGGCTTACGGTAAGAACTTTAAGAAACCAGCTATCGGTTGTGCAGTTATCTTTGGAGGTAAACACGCTATTAACGAACCTATGCATTTATAATGACTGAGCAGTCAACTATAGATTTTTTAAATAGTAAAGTAGGAACTAAGTTATCGCTAGTATCTGACAAGTATAGCAGTTACGATGCTAGTGATGACAACTACATAGTAGAGATAAAGAATAGGAGAGCTTATTATAGAGATAAATTGATAGAAGCGATGAAGTTATACAAAAACTACCAAGCATCACAATTATCCAACAAGCAATTCCTTTATGTAGTTACTGATGAGAAAGGAGTATGGGTATTTAATATATCTAAGAATATAAAAGCTGTTGTTAAAATGCCCGTAGAAGGTATAGAGTGCCCTAAGACTACAGACTTTAAATCTAATGATAAGATAATTAAATATTCTTATGTATTGCCAGAGCTTATGTCTAGAAAATTGGAAATATGATACATAAGATAGAATCTCCATTATTTGTAATGTTACCTAGAAAGACTACTAAAGATAAAAGAATTTCTTTAAATATGAATACATATAGAAACTTACATCACAGAACTAATAACGATGCTAAGAAGATGTATCATAATTTAATGAGGTATAACTTAGAAGGCTTAAAAATAAACACACCAGTAGAGATTACCTATAAAGTGTTTAAAGGCTCTAAGAGACGTTTAGATAAGATGAATGTAATATCTGTAGTTAGTAAATACTTGCTTGACTCTATCACAGAATATGGTTGTTGGGAAGATGATAATGATGACTTTGTAAAAAAAGAAACAGTATTACCAACAGAACTAGATAGGGAAAGACCAAGAGTAGAAATAATAATAAAAGAAATATAATATGTTAGAATTATTAGTAAAGCAACAAGACGACTGGATTAGAATAGCTTATAATATGACAGATGATATGGATGAGGCTAAAGATTTAGTTCAGGAAATGTATCTAGTGGTATTGGAAGGTAAAAGGTCTATTGGTAATATAACTTATAAAGACCAGATTAATAGGTATTTTGTGTGGAAGTTATTAAGAAGTCTATTTGTAGATGAATACAGAAAAAAGAACTCCAAGAAGTTTATAAAGACCTGTGAGATAATAATGGATAAAGACGACAAAGCTGTCGATGATTATAACTTTACAGAAGATGAATCCTTTGAATGTATTATGTCTAAGATAGATGATATTACTAAAGATTGGAAGATTTATGATAGGCAACTGTTTGATTTATACTTCATACAAGGTCAGTCTTTAAGGCAAATAGCTACTGGAGCTAATATTGGATTAAACTCCATACATAACTCAATTAAAAGCTATAGAGATGTATTAAGGAAAGAGCTATCAGAAGACTTAATGGATTACTTTAACCAAGATTACGATAAAATATAAATTATGAAACAAGATAAATATTATTTAGATTTAGAAGAAAGAGGTTACTATAACACCATAGACAAAAGGTCAAAAGATTATAGAGAGTATAAGCAATGGAAATCTACTAAGGTAGAAGAAGGTTACAAATCACACAAGAAAAGTGTAGAGAAGCAATCTAAAGGACTAGGAGATACCATTGCAAAGATAACTAAAGCAACTGGTATAGATAAAGTTGTTAAGTTTATAGCAGGAGAAGATTGTGGGTGTGATGAAAGAAAAGAAAGGTTTAATAAAGACTTCAAGTACAGGAATGTTAAATGTCTTAAAGAAGATGATTACAAATACCTATCTAACTTTCTATCCAATAAAGGCTCTACAATTAGTTATGATGATAGAGTTCGAGTCATAGGAATATACAACTATGTGTTTAGCACTAACGAGAAAAGAACCACAAGTTGCTCGTCCTGTATAGCCAAGATAGTTAAAAACCTAGAAAGGTATATGAAGAATTACCAGTAAAATCAAGCCTAGCAGTAAAATGTTAGGCTTTTTAGTTAAATAAAGTTGTGTATGTTAAATATATTTTGTATGTTTGCTACTCAATATAAAACTATATAATTATGAAGACAGATTACAGATTTTGGGAACAGAACGTTAACCCTATAACAATGCAACCAGCAGACAACTGCCTTAGTAAGATTAATCCATATGGAGAAGGAGACGAACAGCTAAGAGATGAGAGATGGGCGAAAGCAATTAGAGAGTCTAAAAAGAACTACAGAACTAAAAAAGTAGGTAAGTTTTGGTAGTATTATTTGACGCAGACAGTCTTATCTATGCATCTTGCTTTGATTCTAAATCAGATGAGAAGTGGTTAACTGTAGATAAAGCTTACGAGAAGTTTCAAGAAGGACTTGATAAGATATTTGCTGAATTAGAAGAGCAAGTAGAGGTAGATAAGTTTATAGTATGTAACGGTTCTAAAGGTAATTTTAGACACGATATATCTAAAGAGTATAAAGCTAATAGAACAGGAGAGAAACCTCCAATACTAGGTAAATTACATAGCTTAGTTAAGAAGAAGTATCGTTCTCATTATGGTTTAGGAATAGAAACAGATGATGTTGTAGCTACATTATGGAAAAGAGTATCAGATAAAAGTGGTGTAGACTCTGTTATAATAGTATCAATAGATAAAGACTATAAACAATTTCCTTGTTGGTTTTATGATTATCATTGGAAAAAGAAAACATTATCTAAGATATCAGAAGAAGAAGCTACTATTAACTTTTATACACAAATGATTGTAGGCGATTCAGCAGACAATATTAAGTATTGTAAAGGATATGGAAAGGTTTATGCTAGAAAACTCTTAGAAGGCGTTAAAACACCATTCTCAGCCACAAGAAGAGTCTATACATTGTTCAAAGAAGTGTATGGAGATGAAGCTAAAGATAAATACAACGAATGTAAAGCATTATTAACATTAAAAACAGATTGCAATGATAACATCAGAATACAGGGGGGAAAGTGATAAAGAAGTTGTAGATGCTTTCTACGATATATACAAATATAACTTACAACAAGAGCTTTTAACATTAGAAGAATGTCAATGGGATTTAGAAATAGCTGAAGAAGAAGAACATTATCTAGCTTGTGCAGGTATATTTAAAGCTATGAATAACTACCAAGCTATTAAAGATGAGAAGTTTAATGAGTTACTAATGGAGATTATCACTAACACAGAATAGTTATGACTGAATCACAAAAAGAAGCTAATAGAAAGGCTATAAATAAGAGAAATAAAGAAATTAGAGATAGGGGTAAATGCGTGTATTTGCATAGAAACCCTAAAACTAAAGAAGTGTTCTATGTAGGTATAGGTGTTGAGACTAGAGCTAAGGATTTTAGCAAAAGGAGTATTTTTTGGAGTAATTACAAGAATAAATACGGTGTAGAGGTTGATATAATAAAAAAAGGATTAAGTTCTAGTAAAGCTCAGTCCTTAGAGGTTAAGCTTATAAAAAAGTACGGCAGAAGAGATTTAGGAACTGGCTCTTTAGTTAACCTATCTAACGGAGGGGAAGGTATAGTTCCTCGTGGAGTCCGAGTATTTCAAAAGAAGCCTTGCATTTGCTTATTAACTGGAAAAGTTTATGAATGTCTAAGTAAGTACTCAGAAGATACAGGCATTCCTTTTACAACTCTTTCTGGGCACTTTTCATCTCATAGATTTAATAAAAGTCCTGAGAAATATAAGGTTAGACTAATAGGTAAGAACAATAAGATAATATGGGAGAAGGATAACTATCCGATTACCACTGAAATAGCAGATGATTATATGCTAGAGGACTATGATTATGAGTTAGATTTAGTTAAGCAAAACCAAATGGACGCACTGTTGCTCAGTATAAGTGAGATGTCTAATTATCAAAGAAAAATGATTGAACTGTATTTCTTTAATGGATTATCTCTAAGGCAAATAAGTAAAGGAACTCTTATAGGTTTAAACTCCATACATAACGAAATTAATGAAATTAAGAAGACTCTTAAACACAAAATAATTAAAAATACGTTATCTTATTATGAATAGTAAAGAGATAAAGCCAACTGATGGCAGAAAGGGCAACTCTAGGAAGAAATCTATACCTAAGTTGCCTATACCAGAAAGAGAAAGGTCTAATAAGCCAATGCTTAATCAAGCAAAGAAAAGCAGAAAGAAACAATATGCAAAGAAAGCTATCAAGAATGTATTTGGTAGTGAAGTTGCTATGTTTGAATCTATGGCTAAGAAAGCTAAAAAAGGTAGCTATAACCATATGAAGCTACTTACTGATATGATGTATTCAGAAGATAAAGATAATGTAGGAACAACTGTTAAAGCTCCTATTATAAACTTCTTTGGAGATAGTGATGTAAGTAAGAAAGTTAAAGATAAGATTATAGACGTAACACCTAAAGATGAGTAAATTAAGCATACACAATAAATACATACCACTATTTAAAGAACCTTCAAGATACTTCGTTGTAACTGGAGGTCGTGGTTCTGGTAAATCATTTAGTATTAACGTATTCCTACTTAACCTAACCTATGAGAAAGGTCATAAGGTTTTGTTCTCACGTTATACAATGATTTCTGCACATACATCTATTATACCTGAATTTATAGAGAAGATTAACCTAATGGGAGTTCACGAAGACTTTAGGATAACTAAAGATGAGATAATGAATCTAAAGACAGGTAGTTCTATAATATTTAAAGGTATTAGAACCTCATCAGGTAA